TCTTGACAAGTACTACGGACTATTGGAACTGGGTGAGAAGTATGGAGTCTTTACCCGTAAGGGCAATCGTGTCGCTGTTGGTGATACCTCTGTGTATCCTTCAGCTATCCTTAAAGACCCCGAAAAGTACTTCACTCCAGAAATAATGGAGAAGTTAGACTGGGCTGCTAGTCAGGAGTATAAGTATGGTACTGATAAGTCATGAGAGTAGATCTATTTACCACACCCATTCGTAAGTATGCCATTGAAGATAACCAAATATTCTTAGACCATTGGCAACAAGAGTATAAGACTGAGAGATTCACTGAGGTATCACCTGTTATTATGGGGTATAATCAGATACCCCATCCACAGTACGAAAAGTATAGTGATATTATGGATCAGTTTATGTCTGACATTGGATGTTCTGATACTCATTCATGGAATTTTGAGGCATATATTTTTAAAGCATTTGAAAAGGGTGAAAGTACTGATAGACTTGATACTTTACCCAGTCACTATACATTTACTCATTACATAAGTAATTGTAAGAGATCAGATATGTACTGGCATCCACTACAGAGTACTATCCGTACCTTTGATCCTGGTGTAGAAGAGTGGACTGATACTAGTGGGGTTTACGTGAACCAAGGGGATGTTATAATACATCCATCGTGGATTGAGACTAACGTTCCTATGAATGAAAGTTCAGATCTCAGATTAACAATGACAATTCCAGTGACACTTACACGCAATGAGCAAGGTTGAGAATCTAATACTAAAGAACCTTCTTCTTGAGGAAGATTATGTTCGTAAAACTTTGCCTTTCATTAAGTCAGAGTACTTTTCGGAGACACTTGAGAGGAATTTATTCGGGGTAATATCTAAATACTTCACTGCATACAATGCTTTACCTACTAAGGAGGCATTGGAGATTGAAGTAGGGCATCTTGATACTATATCTGATGATCAGCACACTCAGATTGTGCAACTCATTAGAGATATCGATGCTGAAAAATCTGATCCTGAATGGATATTAGATACTACTGAGAAGTGGTGTAAGGAACGTGCTATCTACCTTGCACTCATGGAGAGTATAAAGATTGCAGAAGGTAATGATGAGAAGAGAGCTACAGGTGCCATACCTAATATCCTTTCTGATGCATTAGCAGTGGGATTTGATACTAATGTAGGTCATGATTATCTACAGGACTACGAGCAGAGATACGACTTCTACCATACCACTGAGGAAAAGATACCTTTCGATCTGGAATACTTCAACAAGATCACAAAAGGTGGACTTCCTAATAAAACTCTCAACATTGCTCTTGCAGGTACTGGTGTGGGTAAGTCTCTCTTTATGTGTCATGTTGCTAGTGGTGCTTTACTCCAGAATAAGAATGTACTCTACATTACTTTGGAGATGGCTGAAGAAAAGATTGCGGAACGTATTGATGAAAATCTTTTAAACCTTGATGCAGAATCACTTCATCAGTTACCTAAGATGATGTTTGAATCTAAGGTGACGAAGCTTGCTAAGAAGACACAGGGCAAGTTAATTATTAAAGAATATCCTACTGCGTCTGCACATTCAGGGCACTTTAGATCATTGATCAATGAGTTAGCATTGAAGAAAGATTTTAGACCTGATATTATATTCATAGATTACTTAAACATATGTGCATCTAGTCGTTATTCTAAGGTAGGCAATGTCAACTCCTATTCATACATCAAAGCAATCGCAGAAGAACTACGGGGTCTCGCAGTTGAGGCGAACCTTCCGATTGTATCTGCCACTCAAACTACTCGTAGCGGCTTTGCTAGTAGCGATGTGGACCTTACTGACACCTCTGAATCTTTCGGACTCCCTGCTACTGCTGACCTTATGTTTGCCCTTATTTCTACAGAAGAGTTGGAAGCAATGAATCAGATCATGGTTAAGCAGTTGAAGAATAGGTACAATGATCCTACAATGAATAAGAGATTTGTAGTGGGTCTTGATCGTTCTAAGATGAGATTATATGACGTAGAACAGTCAGCACAGGATGGTCTTACAGATGCGGGTCAAGATGAAATTGAAAGTACTAAGGAAGATTTGTCTAAGAAGTTTGCAGCACTCAAAGTATGAGGGTTCTTGCTATACATTATGGTAATCATGATGCTAATGCTTGTATCTACGATGGTGAGGTCAAGCATTATTTTTTGGAAGAAAGATTTAGTGGTAAGAAGCATGATGATAAGCACTTTCACATCTATAAAAACATACTGAAGGTAGATGAACCAGTAGATCTTATAGTATTATCTTACTTTGGTGATAAGACATTCCTAGGTGATGATAGTTTAAAATTTACTAAGGTATTTCTTGAAGCTTATAAGAGAAAGCATGGTAAACTTCCTGAAATTGTAAAGGATAGTCGTCATCATAAATTTCATGCAGCAGGTGCATACTACAACAGTGGATTCGATGATGCACTTGTTGTAGTTATTGATGGTGCAGGTGGTCTTTCTAAGGGATTGTTTGAATCTGAGACTATTTTTATAGGTGGTTCATTTGAGATAGTATATGAGAATAAAATAAAATTATATCCTTGGATGAAAGGTCATTCTATGATGGGATTGGGTTATCTATATTCTGCTGCTGCCGTACAGATGGGTGAACGATGTCTCCAAGCAGGTAAAGTTATGGGACTTAGTGCCTATGGAGATGTACATACAACACATATAAAAGATGACTTGTATGTGGACGATGATTTGTTCCACTGTAAGGACATTCATCTCATGTTTTATGATGAGAATCATATGAATATAGCACAGGAATTATATGGTAAGAAAGGTCTTGATACTATTACAGAATTGACACAATCTAACTACAAACCCTATGCAGATTTCGCAAAGGAGGTGCAGGTTGATACTCAGACAGTTGTTGTTAAACTTGTACGTAAGTATCTGGAGAAAACTGGCCTACATAATGTTTGCATGACTGGTGGTTATGCAATGAATATTATTACTAATAACTTATTGGTTGAGACTTTCCCAGACGTTGAGTTCTATTTTGAACCAATGGCTACAGACGTTGGCATTTCAGTGGGAGCTGCTATGCTATACTCAGAAGAAAGAAAACCATTGACCACCACTGCATTTCACGGCTGGCATTATGACCTATCAACATTCAAAGGAACACAATCTATCGACGCAAAAGGAGTTGCTAAACTCCTTCAAGAACAAAGAAGCGTTGGAACTTATTTTGGACACGCAGAATCTGGACAAAGAGCACTTGGAAACAGAAGCATCCTCTACGACCCGTTCGCTATTGACGGAAGAGATGTAGTTAATAGAATTAAGAAGAGGGAATGGTACAGACCATTTGCTGCATCTGTATTAGAGGAGGATGCACATCTTTATTTTGATATGAAACATCCTAGTAGGTTTATGACCCAGTGTTTCTATGTAAAGAGTGAGGTACCCATTCCTGCTATAACTCATATAGATAACACCTGTAGGGTACAGACTGTCACTGATGGTATACTGTACGAACTGTTAAGTGAGTTGAAAAAACTCACTGGGCATGGTATAATATTAAATACCAGTTTCAACTTAGCTGGGGAGCCGTTAGTTGAAACACCACAACAAGCACTTGACATTCTTGCTAGGTGTGAGTTAGAATACGTTTGGTTCCCAGAGACAATGCAATTATTTTCATGACTATAGATTTTGATAAGTACTCTCATTTCGTGGATGCTGTCACATCCGATTCCTCTAAGGATTTTGTCTATCTTGCTGACCGTTTGGTTGAACTTGACGGAAAGGGTGCCAATATTGAACGTCTTACCACTGCTGGCGTTGGGCTTGCTGCTGAGTCTGGTGAGTTTCTTGAGATCGTTAAGAAGATGGTGTTCCAAGGTAAGCCTTGGAATGACGACAATAGAGAGCATCTTATTATTGAGTTGGGTGACGTTATGTGGTATGTGGCACAAGCTTGTATGGCTTTGGACATACCTTTCGACGACGTTATAGCGAGAAACATTAAGAAGTTAGAGAGTAGATATCCAGGTGGTAAATTTGACATCAACTACTCAGAGAATCGTGCAATCGGAGACCTCTAACTTTCATCAGGCATTCCCTACTGTAATATACGAAAAGCATTTACCAGGACATCTATCAGCAATCTATAAAAGTTTTGATGATGGTAAGTTTGATAACTCAACTGGTAAAGTTACAGGGGAATTGAATGGTAAGGTACTACTACACCAGGATACTAGACTTGAACCTTTCTTTAAGGAGGTGAAGAGTTCTATTCTGGAGTACGTAGATCATTTTAATATAGAAGATTGTTTTAATATAAATTTTGTTAAATCATGGTTTACGATATGTGATCCAGGTCAGAGTATACCTATGCACTGGCATTCCTGTTCACATATTTCGTATGCTTACTATGTACAGACACCAGGTGATCCTTTAGTACTACATAGGAGGAATCCTAATGAATGGTTTGGAGATGCTTTCCAGTTTAAGACAGACCACAACTACTGCAATGGTGATGGGTATGCTATCACACCTAAAGCAGAACATCTTGTTGTATTCCCTGGTAGTCTCGAACATTATACTGCTCCAGAGGATAGAGAGCATACAAGAATTAGTATCGCTGGTGATGTTGTATTAACACTGAAGGATAGAATTGATAAAGAGGCGGGTTTACTTCATCCTAGATGTTGGAAACAATTCTAAATACTTAATAGTATTTTGTGTGTTTGGATGGCTTACAAAAATATAACAAGGAAGGAAATTCTTCGTAAGATTGGATCTAAGCAAATCAAGGATGAGATGGAACTGCTTCTTGATACTGGAATGGTTGATTATGATGGTAAGAAGGAGGATCCTATTTGGAGATATGATGATAATGATGAACGTATCTTTAATACTTTTGGAGCAGAGTCTACCTATAAAGGTAAAGGTGGTAAGGCATGGAGTTATGTTAAACCAAGGTCTTTACCAACAACTATTACTTTAAAGAGTAGTCAAACTGTTATTGATCAGATTAAGAAACGTTATGGGAGAATGAAGTCTGTTACTGAGAATGCTCCAGGTAAGCACAGTTCATCTGTACAATATCTCAGGATAGGTATTCAGTGGTTTAAGATTGAGGCTACTGGTGAAACAACTGATAGGACTGGAAAAACTATAAGTGATTCCACCATGACTAGGATACAGGAACTTTGTACTGCATGGGTACTTAAGAGAGCATTAGATCTAAAGGGGTTTAACTCGATAGCAGATATTAGAAAAGATAAAGAGACTATGGATGTCCTTAATGATATTTGGGTAGAGGTTGGGCATGTAGAGTTGATGGATACTGGTTGGTTATATACTTTCTTTGAACAGCAGAAGGCTTTACTTTCTAAACTTGGTGGGTGCTGTTATTTTGATGAGTTTTCTCGTGATGGGCATAAGGATCCATATATTTTACCAGGTATGAGAGAAGCACCAACCTTTATGGATTGGGTTAGTGATCTTGTTGCAGGTGAGCCTTTTAATATTAAAGGTAAAGATAACTGGAACCCTGCTGATATATGGTTAATAAAAGATGAACAGAAATGGAGAGATAGAATAGAACAATCTTTGAATAAAAAAAATTCTCCAGTTGTTAGTATTGAAAAGTTGAATCATATCTTCAGATATTTGTTTAACACCCATCAGGTTATGGGAATTTCTCTTAAGAAGATAGGTGCAGGTCAAACAGCCAAGGTAGAATATGTTAATATCAGTAAGGCACAGGTTAAAGCTGTAGCAGACTTTAACTTTGAAGTTAAAGAAATTCAATGTAAGTTGGATTGTAAGAAGGATAAGGAAGGTAAGACAGTCTTAGCTTCACAGGATACAAGATTCATTGTTTATGATAAGGCTCACGATGGTGAATATAATTTCCAGATCAAGGGTAATAATAGTACTAGCTTATCAGGTTTGAAGTATGAACCAACTGAAAAAGGTAGGGGTGCTGCTCGAATGGGTAAAGCAACTGTAGAACTTGTTGAACGTAACCTTAATGATCATAAGGTTGGCCATTTATTTAAATCAGGATTCGGAAATTATCCAAAAGATGCTGATGCATTTGATGTAAATGAAATGAATAAGTGGGAAAAGAAGATTGATAATCTTCTTGCTCAGAGAGAACCTAGGTGTGAGATGCAAATTGAATCTGGTGCGAAAGGAGTTGATAATATAGCTTTTGCTTTTAATGGATCGGCACCAGTTGCTAATGCTAAACTCCAACAGATTGAATGGCTCACTGCTTTCTATGCTATTAAGAGTAAAGAAGAGAGGGATAGGTTTGGTACAGATATGGTCTTCCTTGCTAAGAAAGAAGGTGCAAGGTATGGTCCTTTCGCTAAGGTATATTAATGAGTAAGAACACACACTTAGAACATTTAGAAGATAGTCTTCTAATGGATGGGAAGCAGGGCGCATTAGATGCACTCACTTTCTTGGATGACTTGTGTTCTATGTTTGTTGGACAACCAGATCAAAATGCATCCGTTACTGTTAAGTGGGATGGATCTCCTGCTATATTTTGTGGTAAGTATCCAGGTAGTGATAGAATTTTTGTTGCTACTAAATCAGTCTTTAATAAGGATGCAAAGATCAACTATACTAAGGATGATGTTAAAAGGAAT